ACTTTGATTTGTCTCGTTCTTCATAAACAACGCATTCTCCATTTTCACAAGCCATAATGATTACAAGTTTTTTGACTGAAATACCAGTCAGTTCATACAGCATACAACCATATGCCATGCACTGTACAAAATAGTGATCGATCCACTCTCGTGGTTTCGGTTTCTTTGAAGTTTTAAAGTCGATTATTGCTAACTCACCATCGTATTCTGCAATACAATCAACGGTGCCCGCAATCCCTAACTGTTTACTATATAGGGAACCTTCTAAAGCATGAATATTATTTATATTCTTGAGTTTATTCTTCGAAATCTTAAATAGAAAGTCTGAAATTGGTTGAACCTTTGGAAGTTCTTCATTTTTAAGGAAATGTTCAGTCAGAGTGTGCATATCAGTACCACGACTTGTTGCAGCCTTGGTGATACGATCTGCTTCTTCATTACCAACTTTCTTACGCCACTTAACAAAAATCTCCTTATTAAAATGACTGGTTACCGAAGTAATGGAAACCAGTCGGAGAAGTTCCTCTTCAGTAGGAACTTTATAATAACGAACTCCATCAATAGTCTCCCTCTCAAGTTGAGGGAGACTAATATCAACGTGATTAAACATTAAAAACCTGCTTCTCGTTTTGCAATAATGTATTCTTTGACAAGTCCAGAACGGACAATATCGTCAACTTCAAACTCAATCATATCAAAAGATGGCATTTTACGCAAGACACTCATAAAGTCAACGATACCATTCTTTTCATTTGACTTTTGTAAATCTGACTGCATCGCATCTCCACAAAAACAAATCTTGGTATTTTCACCCACACGAGTGATGATACTATCAAGTTCATGGAAATTTAAATTTTGAAATTCATCCACAATCACAATTGCATTATCAAGTGTTGTTCCACGAAGGAATGAAGTACTCCAAAACTTAATAGTCTCTTGTGATTTAAGATTACCATAAAGCATCTCAAAATCAGCATCAGATGGCATCTGGAACATATACTTCACCATATTCTTATAAGGAATTTGGTAAATATCTGCCTTATCTTCATGTGATCCGGGCAAGAAACCAATCTCTCTAGTTGCTACAAGAGACCTCACAAGGTAAATTCTCTCGTAAGGTGTATTCTCACTCAGAACATCTTTAAGTGCATTATAGAGGGTAATAAAGGTCTTACCTGTACCTGCACATCCATAGGCAACAATGTGCTTTCCTTCTTCATAGGACTTATAAAGTTTTTTTTGATTTTCTGTAAGTGGGTCAATATCGACCAGATATTCAGAACTCAGAGGTTTTTTTCTCTTCATCTGCTTTGCCGTGAGTCCAACCCCAATAGGTTGCTCTGCAGAGGATCTTTTTCTTCTTGCCATTAGATTTTCTTTACTCTAGAACCAGGTGCTTTTGATGCTTTTTGAAGAACATCGTTCCATCCAGGATTTTTAGCGACGAGTTTATCTCGCCACTCTCCCACTTCCCCAGGTTGTGGGCAAGTTGATGGATCCGACCAATCTCTTTGCCAGTCGGGATTGTCTTCTTTCCATTGATCCCACTCGTGAACACTTAATGTCACCTCTTTTTGTTCACCAGTTTCTTTATGTACTACAGGATATGTTGCCAAAATTATCACCTCCTAATGATATAAAAATATTTAGACCCACTCCAGTGCTTCTGCAACTGTGGGAAACTGCTCTGAGAAGATCTTCTTACATGCCTCTGCAATATCCATATGTTCTTTTTGGGTGCCATTAGCAGAACGCAGTTGGATATAGTGAATCCAAGAACGACATGAACCACTCATATAAAGACGAGTCGGAGTTGCTAATGGAAGCACAAAACGGGCAGATTCTTTTGCAATGCCCATATCAAGCATCGATTGATATAGAGTCATTGCATCATCAAAATGCTTTCGAATCTTAATTTCAAACTCTTGCTTCACAAATGGGTCAATATCATCAATAGAGTTCTGACGATTCTTGGTGTCTTGACGACGAAGGTCAAACATAGGAACCGTATCACCAAGAAGTGAAGAATCAGCATACCGTTGCGAAAACTCTTGATATGTGAAACTACGATGACGCAAAATCTGAGCTGCAAGTCCTCTGGTAGTCTCAATCTCCAATGTCATAAATGCCTGCTCAAACACAGACCAATGATTGTGCTTGATGCAATATGCCAACAATTTTGCATAGTTAGGATTTTCCTGATTGTTTGGGTTTGACACCCTCGCAACATATGCCATAGTCTTCTCCGCATCAGGAGTGACACTAATCAGTTTTACATTCATTTTCCAAATCCTTTAGAGTTTTCTTTTTCAATATCAGCAATCTGCTCCTTAATAGCACGCAGTTGCGTCTTCATCTCAATAATTCTTTCTTCACTATAGAGATAATCTTTTTCAATCAATTTCTCTAGTAGTTTAACAAGTTCTTTTGCTTTCTTGGTATCAGTCATCATCGTCCTCAAAGACTTCATCATAATCTAATTGTCTTGATGGGACATCTTTAGGCACATATGCATCCACATCAGAATATACTTCTGCCTTCAATGAATCAACTAGTAGTTCAAGATTTCTGACAATGAGTTTAAGTCGGTCTTTCTCCATAATACTTTGCTGTTTCACCATATTATAGCATAAAAAAAGGAGGGATGAAACCCTCCTGAATGTTTAATACAAGTAATTCACTTACTATAAGTGTGTCCACGATAGCAAAAGGTACCGTGTGTTTCATCGGTTCCTTGCTTGCACTCATACTTGACACCACGATAGGATGTCATGAGAATTTGTGCGTCGTGAAGTGCAGATGCTTTATTGATCTGCTTACGAATCATATTAAGTGTGTTCATTTTTATACTCCTAAAGAAATGGGTGAAATTAACCTTCTCTGCCGAAGCAGGATCCGTTTTTTTCCGTTTCTTCAGTCGTTTGCGTCCCATTTACACTCGGGAGTTGATTCTTTAACAGTCTCAACTAACTCAATCTTGATAAATTTCTCAAGATCTTCGTTTGCCTTAATCTTCAGCATAATAGCATCAGCTTGTGGGCAGGTGAGTGTAGAATACAGAAGTATTTCTAACATGAGATCAACGAATCCGTTGCGCGACTTACTTGCGTCGGAGATTTCTCCGATAAACGACAGGTCTATTATAGACCTCATACCTTATTTAGTCAAGCGACCCTACAGAATGATTTTTTTCTGGAGATTTTTTTCAACCTTTTTTGGAATCACTTTCGACTTTTGGTTTTGGGTGGTTCATTACCCCAGAGTTTTGGATTGATTCTTCCCTCACTCTGTTTCATAGTTACGAAGTCGTCTCTATACTTGTCCCAGTAATGGTCAAAGATTTCAACTTGCTTTTTACCTAGAGCAACATCATAATGAGACTCTCCATCTTTTTTATACTCTATCAGATAAGCAGTATATGGAAGTGATTTATCTAGTGCCTTGTCTGGATCACAGTCTTCATAAAGAATTCTCAACCTCTACCTCCCCAAGTAATATCTGGATATGCTTCACTCACAATCTCTTTCGTAATCTTATACTTATCAGTCAGTTTTTTATCCTTTACAAGGCAAATGACTTCTGCCTCAAGTGGATGAAGTCCTTCAAGAATGTTAATGAACATTGTTTCACGACGAATCGCATTCAGTCCAGGATTTCCTCCTTTCAAAAAGTGATAGAAGTTCTTAAACTCTCTACGAATTGTAGTGTGCCCATTCTTATCACTCGAACCCATAGAAAAAGAATCGGTCTCGTGCATACGACGAACTTCTTCTGTAATTTTAGTCGTCAATCCACCATTGGACTTTGCTTGATCCTCAAATCCAGAATAAGGAACTTCTCCTTCTGGAAGAAGAGATGTAATAGTTTCATCAAAGTTCCAGATAAGAACAGCAACTAGTCCATTATCTCTGTACTTTTTTAGTACTTCAATTTTCTTTGCTTTACTTCTTTGCTTTGAGACTAGATCAAGAATCTCAAATACAAATGGATTTTTTGGAAGTTCTAACGATGTAGATTTAGTTGTCGTCTTCTTCTTCGTTGTTGTCGTAGTCATAATTTTCAAAATCTAAAATGATTATACCCTATTTAGTTTTTAGAGTCAATTTGTTTTCTCAATTTTAACTCTTTCTTTCTCGATTCAATTCTCTCTTTGTTTTTGGCATAATATTCTCTTTCTTTTCTTCTAATTTCTTCCCTATTCTTCTCCCTATATTCTCTTTGTTTTTCATTTATTTTATCTCTATTTTTATCAGCATATTCTTTTTGTCTCTGATTTAAAATTTTCCTTCTTTTTGCATTTCTTTCATTAGTTTTCCTATTAAACTCCTCCCTATTTTCTTCTCTCCACTTCTTTAAATTTTTGGCAGCATTGATTTTATTTCTTAATTGTGCTTCCTCCTTTTCTTTTTTAGTTAAATATTTTCTTGCTCCACCTTTTCCACCGTGAACCATATTAACTAAAATTCCACCATCACATTTTCTTCCGTATAAAGAAATCAAATACTGTTCATGTTTATATGCCAAATCTTCTATCTCAAAGTTTTTAAGTATTAGTATTTGATTTTTATTTTTCGGCAATAAATTTTGTCCATTTTTTCTTTTGTGATTTTGATATGCTCTATTTCCAGAACCTTTTCCAATATAATATGGAGTTCTATCTTCACGCAAATAAGCGTAAGTGTAATACATCTACTCTGTTGTGATTCGCAATAGTATTTATATAAAAAAGGTGCCGAAGCACCCCTTTACCTGATAGATGCGAACCACACAGGTATTATTATTTAGTCATCTTCTTCATCATCATATTCTTTATCATCAAAATAATCCTGATCAAAAGATATTGCCAAAACTTCATCAGGAATTATGTTTCCATTTTCATCATAGAATTCTGGATGCAACTTTGGAACTTCCCGATAGTTCATCATATATTCCCTAGCAGTCCAACCAATCACAAGTCCCAATATAAGAAATAAAATGGTTAGAAATGAACCAAAAACTAAACTAACTGCTAACATTTTTCTTTCTCCGGGATACTACTTGTCTTTTCCGTGTTTTGATGGAAAATTCGAAATAGATGGTAACCTCCCGTCTCAGAAAGCAAACCATCTTTTCGAAGATGATG